AATTTGAAATTAAAGTTATTAATAAAGTTGGTGTATTAAATTTAGAGCCAACAGAAGTTGTCAAAGCCGAGAAAAGCGAAAGTGTTTTTGATTTTCTTGATAGATATGCTAAAAAACTTCAAGTTATACTTAAAATTGATGAAAATGGCGATTTAACGATTATTAGAGAAGATAGCGATGTTGTTAAAAACATGATAATAAATAATTTTACTTCAGATACAAATATTTTATCAGCAAATCTTAATTTATCCACAGTCGATAGATTTAATGTAATTCAAGTTTATTCACAAGGCAACAATAAGACTCACACTAAAGCAAGTATTTCGCAAAAGGGAACTGCTTCAGATTTGCAAATAAGAAAAACGCGTCGCAAAATAATTTCAATGGATACTGCATCACAATCAAAATCTTTAAAGTCTTTAGCGGAATGGAATGTTAATTTAAGAAGGGCAAAAGGTTCAAGATATTCTTGTAGAGTTGTTGGCTTTTTATCTTCAAATAAACAAGTTTGGAAGCCGAATACTTTAGTCGATGTCATAGATTTAACCGCACAAATTGAAGGAACTTTTTTAATTCAAGGAGTAGAATTTACGCAAAGTTTACAAGGCTCTTTTACAAGCCTTGATATTGTGGAGCGTGGAGCATTTAGCACTTCAGGAATTAAAAGTTTTGGCAATAGTTTTGCAACTGGTTTAATTAAAGTATCTTAATATTCTTTTTCCTTCCTGCATTTTTCTTTTTAATATCAATTTTTAATTCCTCACACATTTTTTTTATTGTCAAATAACCAACTTTTAATTGCTTCGACGCTTGAGTTAATCCAACTTTATTAATTAATAATTGAAGGTCTTGTTTTGTAATATTTATCATAAATTTTGAATATTTTCTTTAGTAATATATTTTTTAATTGTTGTTAAAGTATTTATTTTTTTGTCTAGATTATTTTTAATAAGTTTTTCAAGCCCTGTATTGACATAAAAATTATAAATATTGCAAGGCTTAGTTTGCCCTATTCTATAGATTCGATGCAGGCTTTGCTCCTTATCTTTGTAGTCAAATGTTTGACTTAAATAAATTATGTTATTACAAAATTGCAAATTATGCCCAAGACTCCCGCTTCCATAAGTGCAAGCAAGTATTTTGGCACCATTTCTAAGCAATTCAATTCCCTTTTTATTTCTTCCAGAATATTCAACACAATCAAAATTTTCTTTTAAATAATTAAGCTCGCTAACATATTTAACATAAACTATAACCTGATTATCTTTAGTAATTTCATTTATTAATTCTTCAAACTTATTATGTTTATCTAAGCAGAATTCGGTATAATGATGTTGTAATTTTTGGCAAATTGCTAAAAAATCAAAATCTTTAACCATATTTTCATAAACTTCACGCTTAAGTTCTCCATAATTTTCTTTTTCAATTTCGTTTAAATAACAATCAATATCTATGAAATTTAAACCGCAATTTATTTCAAGCTCAGCGTCAAAAATATAAGGCTTAATAGTCTCAATTAAAGCTTCCTCATTGTAAGGTTTATTGCCCTTCGCATAGCTTCGATAACCATCTTTTTTATAAATCAAAAAGTTATTAGCAAATTGCCTTTCTGTCATTTTCAAAATATTCGGGTGAATAAATTGAATTTGAGAATACAAATCAAGCAAGCTATTAGTGATAGGAGTGCCATTAAGAATTAATCTAAATTTAAATAAATGCCAATTTTGCAATAATCTTTTTGTTCTTTTAGCAATTGAATTTTTAATTGTTATTGATTCGTCAATGATACAAAAACTTGATTTAATTGTTGCCAAATTAACCATTTCTAAATACTTGTTATCACTACTGCCAACTCCTTCAATTGTAAAATAATGAATTAGCTTAGTTAAGCCACCGCTCCATTTATTTATTTCCTCGACATAAGATTTAGATTTAATCAAAGAGGCGGGGGCAATCCAAATAATGCAATCATAGTCATCTTGTCTTGATAATGCTAAATCCATTGCAACCTTTGTCTTACCAGTCCCCATTGACATAAATAAAATGCCACCTTTAAGCTTGCTTAATTTCTCAACTGCTCTTTTTTGATAATCAAAATTATTCACCAACCTCCCAAGATTTAGAAAATTCTTTATCTTTAAATAATGAAGCTAAGCCCGTGATTTGCTTCATTCTTAGCAATTCATCAGCCGACATTCCTACATGCTTAGCAATCCAAGCGTCAGATTTACCCATTTCGACAAGCTCAGAAACTATATTACTCATTAATTCTACGCTATGGCTTCCTCTAGCCCTATTATGTCTGATGGTTGATGCCATTCTCTCGCCTTGAGGCTTGTCAATAATTGAAACTGGTATCAATCCACCTTCTCGCTCTCTTATTCTTTCGCTTTTAATCATTGTAGTATATCTATGATAACCATCAACTATTTCATATTTATTAATTTCGGGTAAATAATAACACACAATAGGCATTGTGTAACCATCTTCCCAAATTGATAATTCTAGTAGCTTCATTTCAGGCGGGGCAACGCTATTAGGATTATATGCGTTAGCTTGTATCTGTTCAATTGGAACAGCGATTACATTATAGACAGGTGATTTATTCATAACTTCCCTCATTATTATGTTGTTCATTTCCTTTGACAGGCGGATTAAATACTGATATTAAAATGGTATCTTTTATAGCTTCGAATTCATGTTTTTCATGATTATTTAAAACATAAATTGTTTCAGGTAAAATATGAAATTTTTCACCTGTTTTTAAATCAGTTATAAAAGCCTCGCCTTCAATGCAGTAGCAAGCTTCCAGATGTTTTTTATAATGCCAAATTTGTTTTAATCCTTTTGGCAAAATAGTTTTATGAAATGAAAAACCCATTCCGTCTTTTTCTAAAAGCAATCTTTGCGATTTAAAGCCTTTGTGTTCAAACTCAACATCTCGTTCAGTTCCAACAATTTCTGATATTTTTCTTATAAACATATTTTTATAAATTTTTATATTTTTCCATTATTTCCCGTTGTCTTTTTATTTGCTCTTGAGTTTGTCCAAGCCCAAGATATTTGCAAGTGTGATCGTTTCGCAAAATAGTAACTGCAAATCGTTTCCAACTAGCAACTACGCTTGGTGGGCAAGATAAACAATCAAGTTCATCAGGAAATTTTTGAATAACAACTCTTTGTTTAGTCTTTGATCCGTGCGGAGTCAAACCGTTTATTTTATGCGGTATATTATTTTGTTTTAATTGCTCAATTATGTTATCATCAATTCCTCTTCCTTTTTTAGACCAAAATCTAAGGGCTTGACAAAATCTTTGTTTATAATTGTCGGAAACTGGCTTAGGTAATGAATTTAACAAAAATTTAGTGAATGACCGCCAAGTATGACCCGTTGGTAATTTAACTTTTTTCCAATCTAATTGCCCGCCGTAAGTTGCAATAAAATTAGCTCCATTGACACGACAATAAAGTTTTTGCCAAGCCTCAGGGTCGATTACTCGATAAAGATTTAAAGATGACTTTGACTCGCTCATAAAAGGGCTTGCAACTCGCATAGCATAAGGAGACATTCCCGATAAATAAAATTTATCATAAAGCTCGTTATAATCCCAGTCAAATTTAACATTTGCCGTCCATATATCATCAACAGACCAGTCATAAATAGGATAGCAATTATAAACATTATCTATTTTATGTTTTGTCCAAAATTTACCATCAACCATTTTCTTTTTTTTATTCATAATCGCTCTAAAACGATTTAAGCTTTCATCGGTTCTAATCCCAATTAAGCAGGCAGTTTTTTTGCCTTGCCCATACCACTTACCAAAATTATCCCAAAACTCATCATAGTTCATATTTTCTTTAAAAAATGGAAAATTATGATTTTGGAAATTAACAACATAAGGCTTCTTTGATAAAGGGCGTATCCATTTATCTTTATCTTTTTCCCCCCAGCATTGCCATTCGGTATTATAAGCACTAACAGTGCAAGGCAAGGTAATTGGCAGAGAACACCAGTAAGGCTCAATTAAATCAATATTATTCTCAATCATTCGCTCCATAAAATCCGTGCTATCCTTGTAATTTGCTTCATTATCTAAAATCATTATTCCTAATTTCTTATCAATCTTATTAACTCGCATATAGTCAAGAGTAAGATTAAGCATAACGCCACTATCTTTACCTCCGCTAAAAGATAAATAAACTCGCTCAAAGCTATCAAAAATAAATTTTAATCTCTCCTGCGATGCTTCAAAAACATTTTGTTCAAGATATTTTTTCATAATTCAATTCCTCAATTGGTTTTTGGTTAAATATTGGCTCTATTTTATTCGGTTTATGGTGCGGTATTCTATTTTTTAAAGCTAAAAAAGACCCTATATTGTTAAATCTTGCAAAGGTTTTCTCTTCCCAATCCCAGATTGAAACATCGCTTTTTCTAATCCACATTCCTATATTATATTTATGAAAAAAAAGCCTAAAACAATTATTGCTTTCGCCAGTTTTATCAACTAAAAAACATTTATTCATATTTTATTTTTAATTATTAATATTATTTGTAAGAATTTCTATACCATTTTTCACCCCTAGAAACTATATAACATTTGTGGCACATATGAAATTCTGGAGCGTGAAGATTTCCACATTTTTTACCATCATGAACTTGTTCGCATTCTTTATAACCGCAATTTTCAATTAAATAATTTCTTTCTTCTTGTTGTTTTTTTTCTTTTTCTGCTTTTTCTTTTTTTTCTTTTTCTCTATCCTCAACATCTTTTTGATTTCTTTTATATTCTTCTGCACTATTAATTCTAAACAAATTGTTTATAGCTATATCTATTTTTTCATTTGAATCTGAGAAAAAAATTTCAACACCGCCATTTATTGTAAAATTTATTATTTTTCCAATTGGTTTAATCTCTTTAGAATCTAACCTATCAGACGCTATAACTACCTCAGAACCTATTTCATAATTAAATTTTTTAAACCACAATGTGTGTCGGATGATATCATCTTTTACCTTTCTATTGTTTGGTAAAAATGTTTGTTTTAAATTGTTTTTTTCAAAGGTGATTTCACAAATTTCATCATTAAGTAAAGTTATTTTGCCAATTCCTAATTCATTATCATAAATTCTGTCATTTAGTTTTTTTAAATCGCCGCAGAAAGTGGATGCAAGTATAATATTTGTCATAGTTAGTTTTTTTAAGTTAATAAATTTGTAAGAATTTCTATACCACTTTTCATTTTTAATTGTTAATTTTAATAACTTCAAATGAAGTAGAATTAATTGTTTTTACTTCTGCAAATTTATCTCCGAGATACCAGCAAACAAAATTTTTAATACAAGCATTTAGTTCTAAAAATTTTGAATCATTTTTATTAATGATTAGTTCTCTTGTGTATTTTGTATCATTTGATTTAATTGAAGCCTCAATATTTGAATCATTTTCTTTAATTTCTACAATAAATTTTGTCATATTTTCTCCGTTTTGTTTTTAAAATTAATAAATTTGTTAAAAAGATATTAAACTAATAAAATTAATATGTCAAGAATTATTTTTAAATTATTTTCAACCTACAAACACAAAGAGGCAAAGCCTATTTTAAAAAATAAGTAAAAAAATATTTTAAGCAATTAATCCATGATTTTTTAATGCGGTAATAATACTTGCAATCGCAACTCTTGATTCAGCATCAATTATAGTCCCGCCTGCTGGGTTGGTTATTGTTGGTTGTTGACTTCCGACAACTTTTATATTGCTAACTTTATAAGAAGTCGCATTGATAGTTTTATCGCAATCAGTATCGCCTGTAATAGTGTTTTTGCTAGCTCCAGCCTTAAATCCATTGTTTGAATTCCTGTTTTTTATTTCGCTATCACCTTCCGCAAGGCTTGATTGCGTAGCTACATCATAGGGAATACCAAACAAATTAGTTTTACTTCCTAACCCACCAAATAATAAAACAAGCGTTGATTCACTAGGCTTAACTCTACTTTGCGTTCCATAAGGATAAATTAATAATACATCATCGAATATTTCGTTTTGATATGAAACAACCGTTGCGTAAGTGCCATCGGTCTTAGTTATGTAGCCTTTGATAATCATGGTTTTTCCCGTTGTTAATTGTTATAAATTTTTATAAATTAAATAATAAAACTTTTTTAAAAAATGGCAATAGATTTTAAGTTAAATCAAGATAAAGGTTATTTCGATATCGATATAGAAAATGGCGATTTTGCCAAAACTGATAGTTTAGATACCGCCGTTTATATGTCTGTTTTTTGCGATAAAAGAGCAAATGCAATAAGCGAGCCAACGCTTAGAAAAGGGCATTTTACCAATCAATTTAGCCGAGTAAGTGGCTATGAAGTGGGTTCGTTGCTTTGGCTACATACAAACCAAGCCAAAAATATTAACACTTCACTAATTGAAAGTGCGGTAAAAGATGGTTTAAGATGGTTGATTGATGATGAGATTATATCTAAAACAAATGTAAAGGCGACTAAATCGAATACTCAAGTAAACATTGAAGTCGATTTAATTAACAAATTTCAATCTAACAGCAAATATTATAATCTTTTTGTAAATCTATGATTGAATTTTCTTCAATATCACAAATTCAACAAAGAATAACCAACGCTTTAATCCTTTCGGTTAATGCTGGGCAAATTGATAGTTCTAAACACATTGACCCTAATATTAGAAATAGTTTAGCTAATGGTATTGTTAGCTCAATGTCAGCTGGCTTTGATGAAAATAATGATTACATAAAAGAATTATTAAAACAATTATTTCCACAAACAGCAACGGAGACTTATTTAGAATTGTGGGCAACTTGGTTTGGTATTAATAGAAAGACAGCGATTAAAGCCGAGGGTTATGTGGTTTTTAGTGGAGTTGCTACAACTTCAATTCCAGTCTTAACTGCAATACAAAAAGCCGACGGCACGCAATACGAAACGCAAGCACTTGGAACAATCGCAAGTCAAACAATCGGGCTTTCTAGTTTAACAAGAAGCGGAAGCACCGCAACGGCAACAACTGGATCAAATCATAATTTAGCAACTGGCGTTTCTGTTGTAATTGCTGGAGCTGGTCAATCAGAATATAACATAACCGCAACAATTACGGTTATTTCAAATACTCAATTTACATTTACAGTTTCAGGAACTCCAGCAACTCCAGCGACAGGGACAATAACAGCAAATTCAACAACCGCTTATGTTCAAATTAAAGCCCTAGATTACGGCGTTGCTGGCAATTCTTTAGGTGGTTCACAATTAACATTAGTTAGTCCTATTGTCGATGTTGATGATAATTGTTTTTTGAGTTATGATGGTTTGTTTGGCGGGCTTGATATTGAAAGCGATGAAGCTTTAAGAGTTCGTTTAAGAGACCGCACTTCTAATTTTACCGCACCATTTACCGCATCAGGATTGCCTGTTTTTATCAGAGAAAAAATTGCAGGTGTTGGTAGAATTTGGGTTCAAACAGCTACGCCATCAGCAGGCTACGCAACTATTTATTTTACTAGAGATAATGATTTAAATATTATCCCAACAGCATCACAAGTTAATGCGGTTAAAAATGCAATCATAAATGAAGATGATGGAATTAAACCAGCTAATACGCCCGATGCTTATGTTATTGTTGCTTCGCCAACTGCAGTAAGTGTAAATATAACATTTGCAACATTAAGCCCAAACACAACAGCGATGAAAACCGCAATAACTGAAACGCTAACTGATTACTTTAAAAGCGTTGCCGTAAGCGTTGGCGGAGATATTACTTTAAATGAATTAAATTCAATAATTTACAGTGTAGTAGATGAAGATGGTAATTCGCCAACTTATACTTTATCATTGCCCTCAGCAACAACAACCGTTTCTGATAGTGAACTAGCAATCTTGGGGGCGATTACATATCCATGATTTTAAAACCTAGAACACAAACAGAACAAGCGGATATCTTAGCTCAATATTTAAGAGATGATGTATTGCATGAAGGTAAAAATAAAGAAGGCTCAACTCTTCGTAAAGTTCTTTTAGGACTAGCTACAGAATGGTTAAACTTTAGAGATAAAATAAACGAAGTTGCTAACGAATATAACCCACAAATAACAACTGCATTAATTGAAGAGTGGGAAGGGTTTGTCGGCATTCCTGATTCATGTATTCCAGTAGCTTTAACAATAGAGCAAAGAAGAATAAATATTTTGCTTAAACTAGCGGGAATTAACGCAACAACCGCAAAGCAATTTAAAAACATTGCATTAATTTTAGGTTATTCGATTGAAGTTTCTAACGGGGTTGATACTTCAACTTTTCCTTTAACATTTCCTTTCTTGTTAATTAGTCAAGCGTCAGCACCTTTTACAATCGTTATAACATTGCCCGCATCAATACAACCATCGGGCTTTCCGTTGACGCTTCCTTTTACTTTAACCGAGCAACAGCCCGCAATTTTAAATTGTTTGTTTAATAAACTTAAACCAGCAAATACTCAATTATTTTTTAGGTATTCAAATGCAATATAATTTTAATTTTACTTACTATGTCTGATATTAATACTTCAAAAGTTGACGGCAATACAGTTTCTGCGTCAGAATTTAATCAATTAGCAGAAATTGATAATCTAATTAGCACAAGTGGACAAACTCCATCTACAGGTAATTTAGAGCAACAAGCAATTGCATCAGCTCGTTATTCAAGTGCTGGCAATTTCTTCACTGATTCGGGAACGGCAAATGCTTATGTATTAAGCCCTGTTTCCCCTTTTAAATCACCAGTTTCAAGCGTTGCTACCGAGACTTATTTTAATGGAATGGTTATACGCTTTCGTGCAGGCAATGCTTGCTCGGGTGCATCAACTGTTAATGTGAATAATGCTGGTTCTAAAAGCTTAGTTAAAACAGACGGCTCTACAGCCTTAACCACTGGTGATATTCCAGCAAATACAGAAGTTGAGTTTGTTTATAATGGCACCAACTTTATTCAAAGTCTTGGTAGAACTCCAGCCACCACCGCAACTCAAGGCGTAGCATTTTTATCGAATCCAATTACCATTGCTTTTAATAGCACTACTCAAATGGATATTGGAGCTGGTATTGTTAATTACGACAACGGTAGCGGTCAATTATTATGCCAAGCAATTACTAAAACATTGCAAGCAAGCGGTGCTTGGACTGCTGGCACTGGTCAAAACGGTTTAGATACTGGAGCAAGAGCAAACTCAACTTGGTATAATATATTTATAATTGTTAAAAATTCTGACGGCACAAGCGACGATTTATATTCATTATCTCGCACCGCACCAACTGTTCCATCTGGCTATACTTTAGTAGCTTGGATTGGAGCAATTAGAACCGATGCAAGTGGTAATATTGACCAAAATTATTTGGCATTAAAAACAAGTTTTGGACAAATTGTCAGTTTTAAAACAGGCGCCGTGGCAACTAATGGCACAAATTATACCAGAAATGACAACATTCCCCAAAACACTTTAGGAGGGGAGTTCATGCAACTGCAAA